TTAATTACTTTTATAGATTTTATCGAATACAGAATCAATCATTTCATCATTTTTGTTATCTAGCTCTTTTATAATGTGTAAGTAAGTAGTTATCGTTGTATCTAAACTTGAATGCCCTAGCCTTTTAGAAACATATATAGTATCACAACCTTGATATAATAGAACTGAAGCATGCGTATGACGTAAACCGTGTAAGGTGAATTTTTTTGTTACACCTATTTCAGATAGTTTTTTTCTCAAGTATTTAGTTACTGCGTTATTAGAAATAAGCCCGTTTTGAGAATTGTAAAAGATAAATTGTTCAGGGTTTTGTACCTCTAGTTTATTAAACAATTCTTTTTGAGCTTTCTTGTATTCTTTTAGTAATTGAGCAGTATGAAAATCAATTTTTATTTTACGTACAGAACTTTCGTTTTTAGTTTTTCCCCAGCAATTCATTTTGTAATTCCACGTTTTATGAATATCGATTATTTCATCCTCGAAATTTATATCGTTCCAAGTTGTTCCTAGTAACTCTGCAAAACGCATACCTGTAGCACCAGCTACCACAACCATAATTGGCGATGCGTAGTGTGGGTCAATTCCTTTTTCAGCTAATTCCATTAACCGCTTAAAATCACCGTAATCTAAAAATTTATCATTTTTGGTTTTATCTGATTCTTTACCTTTAATTACAGCTTTTCTAGTTGGATCAAATAGAATAAGTCCTTCCTCAACCGCATTTTTAAGCGATGCTCTGATATGGTTATTAAATTTAATGACAGTTGACTTCATATGCTCTTCGGCAAACTTGTTTAAATATCGTTGGTACAATGGTCGGGTAAGCTGTGAAAGAATTATATTTGGCATATATCTTTCTATATTGTTGAGTGTATCTTTGTATTTTCTATATGTTATTTCAGAAACGACATCTTTTTTATATAGATTCATCCAATCTTTAAAGTATTCAGAAAACAAGATATTTTGTTTATCACCTTGAAGCCCCTTTTTTAAATTATATTCAATTTCATCAGCTGCTTCTTTGGCTTCTCGTTTAGTTTTAAACCCGCTTTTTCTTAATTTGCTATGCGTGCCATCTTGTTTTTTATAAGATATTTCGTATTGCCAAGAATTTCCCCGCTTTATAAATCTAGCCATTGTATCACCTCCAATATTTGATTAAAACGCCTGTTGTGAATCAAAAACGTGTAGACCCGTCAAAGAGAGGGATTCTATTTAACTCGAAGATACATGCCAGGATAATAGGCCCAGTTTCCACCATTTAACTCTTCTAATTGCTCAACAGTTAATCCGTGTCGTGCAGCAAAGTCACGCCCGAGTTCATTTTTTCCTAATTGGTCATAAACTGCCTGTTCTCCAGATTGTTCGGAATTTTGAGGTTCTTCACTAGGTGCTTGCGTAGTTTCAGCTTGTTGTTGTGGTTCAGAAGGTTGAACATCTGCTTGTTGCCCTTGATTGTTTCTCTCAATTAATTGTTCCATCGTAATATTACCTAGATAACTATAAACTTGTCCACCAGCTGACAAAGTACCATCTATATTTTTGACTAATGTTCCTGGAGTATTATTTAAAACATATGACATTATTTGATTGCCATTTTCATCAATGCTAAAGCTCAAATTTTGGAGCGGAGCATTTGATTGAGTAGTGCTAGTCAATGTTCCGTCAGCATTTATAAAGAATAAATTATCACTTTGAGGGATACCCCAGCCTCCGACAAAATCATTAAGGCCTACTTGAGGTGTCTGTTCTTCAATAGTAGATGAATTTACAACACTAGATGTTGTTAACGTAGAACTTTGACTCTTTTCTTTCGTGTCACTTGATGATTCTTTAGCGCTTGATGAAATACTAGTAGATGAACTACTAACGTTTGCTTCTTTTTTTGTGTTATTCGAACAAGCAGATAGTAATAATAATGATAAACCTAGTAAAACAATTTTTTTCATTTCTCAATCACTCCTATTTTTTGTTATAATATTTTTATAAGCAAATCTCGAGATGAGGTTTTAAGTCCGTGTTGTCGCACGGGCTTTTTTATTTTTTGTTAGTATCATCATCAGAGTATAATCCAAGTTCTTCAAAAATATCTTGCCAAAATGGCTTACTCCCGTATTTATCTATATATGCTTTTTGTAATGCAATTTTAGAAGCTTCTTCTGCACGTTTTTGTTCTTCTGCAATTTTAGCGTTAATCTTATAATTTATTGCGTGGTAAATATTGATATTTTGATTACGTATTTTGAATACATAGTTTAAAGCTAAATGCTGTGGCAGATGTAATATATGTTCAAAATAGTTTAAAAGACGATTGTGCATAGCTGGTTCGCTCATTTTAGTAGCTCTACACATGTCTTTAAATCTATATTTTTTCTCAAGCATATATTCTAATCGCTCTGTTGGACAGAAAAGAATAGATGCAATATTGTTCGCTTCGTTTTCAAATGGTATTAGTTCAGGAGAATAATGACCTTCTACCTGCTCATTGGCTAATGAAACAAAAACTTGCTTTTTTTTACCATCAAGGATATGAAAATAGAAATGACACAACTCGTGTAAGATAGTAAATATAACTCGTTGAAGCACACGATCTTGATTAATCATTATTAATGTTCTTTTTCCGCTTGGAATTGTGATGCCTGAAATTCTATTGACAATGCCGATAGGCAAAAATTGAAAATCTGCATTAAAGACTAAATCTTTGTATCTTATCCATGATAAGTCACTTTGAGTTGAAGGCCATTCATTATCTAATGAAAAGATCTCAGTAGGATCAGCTTCAAAAAAAGCAAAGTGTATATTAAATTGTGATTGAAAAAAAGAAATTATATTTTTATAAGTTAATTCCTTAATTTCAATGTTTTGAAAACGAGCTATATTTGAAAGTAATATATTTGCTTTTTTTACATAATCTAAATATTCATCTGTCGTTACGTGTTGATATTCATATTTCGTCATAGCAGTTACCCAATTAATCTTTCCACTTAGTGTCATCATTCAACAATCCCTTAGCGATTTTCATCATGCCTTTAAGAGAACTATTGAATTTTTTCTTTTCTTCTTCTGTCATGTCTTCACTTTCCATTCGAAACGCAGCTAAAAGTTCATTTTCCTCTTTGTCTTTAACCTGATCTTTCTCTGCAGAAACAGAAAAATTGGGATTTTCTGTCCGGCCCAACAAATAATCAATAGATACATCGAAATAATCAGCTACTTTTTTCAATTTGTCAGAACCAGGGGTATTCTTACGCCATCTGTTAATTACCCCATTCCCAAATCCTAATGTTTCTTCTAATTGTCTTATTGACATTTTCTTTTCGCTAGCAAGTAATTTTATTTTTTCGTATAAATCCACTTGTATCAACCTTTCTAGGAATACAAAGAAAAATGTATACAAAAAATCTACAAAAGTGTTGACAATGTAGAAAATATGTATATAATTATCCTTGTAAGTTAATTGGATAGAAAAAAAGCAAACTAAAAACACACCTTACAGCATTAAGTTTGGCGACCGAGTGCAAAATAAAGGCTTTGTTATTGGCTTATTAACTATGTCCTGATTGTAGAATATTTGTATACATAAGTCAATAGTTTTTACAAAAATTCTATCCAGTTTTCTTTCAAAAAACGGAAAGGAGATAAAACATGAGCAATATTAATAGTGGTCGTGAAGCTATTAGATCATTTATGGAAAAGAACAATATTTCAGAAAGAGATCTTGCAACTGCTTATGGTAAGTCAAGAACATGGATTCAGCGTGTTTTGAGTGGAAAAGATAAGGGACCAGCGGTAAATGCTTTTATTTTAGAAGTAATTAGAGATCACAAAATTAGATAGGAGGAATGAAAATGGATACACAAATATTTGAAAATAATCTATTTCAATTAGAAGTCAAAACTGAAAAAGGTGAATCGTTGTTTGATGTTGAGACAGTAGCAAGAAGTTTAGGATTCACAGAAGTGAAGAATGGTAAGGAATATGTTCGATGGAGAACTATCAACGGATACCTAAAAAAATATCTTTCGCAAGAAGTTGCGAAAACCGATTTTATCAGCGAACCAATGGTTTATAAATTAGCATTCAAAGCAAACAATGCTTTAGCTGAAAAATTTCAAGATTGGTTAGCAACTGAAGTGTTACCACAAATTCGCAAGTATGGAATGTATGCAAAAGATGAATTGCTAGATAATCCTGACTTATTACTAGATGTGGTTACTAAGTATAAAGAAGAACGAACTTTACGTTTAATGGCTGAACAGAGAGTAAATGAATTACAACCTAAAGCAACTTACTATGATTTAGTGATTCAAAATAAAACGTTGTTATCTGTAACTAAGATAGCAAAGGACTATGGAATATCTGCACGTAAGTTAAATAGTTTATTGCATGAATTTGGAATTCAGTTTAAACAAGGTGACATGTGGTTTTTGTATCAGAACTATGCAGATAAGGGCTATACCCAAAGTTTCACACATGTAATTGATGATGAAAACAGTCGTATGAGTACGAAATGGACTCAAAAAGGAAGATTATTTATTTATGAAATTATGAAACAAAATGGATGGTTGCCATTAATTGAACAAAATTAGATAGGAGGTACATTCATGTCTCAAACACAATACTTAGAAGCTAAAATTCCAGTACCTTCAGATTACGTTATTATCTCTAAAGTTGAATATGAAGAATTAAAAAAAGCTGATGAGACAGGAAACTGGATGACGTTGAAAGAAGTATTATACAGGGTAAATCGTGGATATGAATGGTTTACCAGTAATGTATTGAAAAATCCCAGATATAGAAAAATATTGGACGTAGATAAAAATAAAGATGGTTTTGTTTATTATCCAGGGGACGGTCGCGATACTTATCTTTTTCAAAGAAGAAAAATGCTTGAATTTTTAGATGAAAATTTTGCAGATATTTTAAAGAAAGGGAGCAACTAAAACTGGTAAATACGGTAAATGTAACAAATACAGACGGAATAAGTAAGGAGGAACTCAATTGAGATATAGAATAAAAAAGCAAATTCCCAAAAATGGCTATTTGAAATATCTAAAAAGAAAACACGACTATACCAAGTGCAATTGGTGTAATCGTGTAATCATGAAAAAAGATAACTATTGTTGTAAATGCGGTAACCTTAATCAGGAAAAAGTGATTTTTTAGCTGCATCGGAAAGAACATCTACAAGCAAATTATACATTGAATCTTTAACAAATGTAGAAACCTTAGGAAAAACTTTTTTAAATTTCGCTTCTGCTAACTGCGTTCTAGGAGTATCTACCAATAAATCAGGAATTGCAGTTTTGATTAGTTGCTTATCATTGTCACTCAGATTGTCGTCTAAAGCGATTAGCTCAATAGCGTTATTTAAAATTTGTTCCGTCCAAGGATAAGGCGTAGCACATTTTTTACAGTAAGCAGGTTTCTCGGCGTTTCTAGACCCAATATATACAATGTTATCGTTCTCATACCATCCTTCTATAGGTGCATTGCATGATTGGCAAGTAGAGATTACACTCACACCACATTTGGAACAGAACTCATTTGGATCGATAGGACTATTTGATGTAACGCATAATTGATGTCCATTCAAGCAAATTTTTTGAAATTTTTGAGTTATGATTTTCACCACCTTAAATTATTTCAGCAGACCACTTGCTGATAATTAAATTATATCAGAAAGGAAGTAAACCAAATGACAAATTTAGTAATTATGAAAGATCAACAGGCAGTAACAAGTAGTTTACAAGTTGCTGAAGCTTTCGGAAAAGAACACAGAGCTGTTTTAAAAGCAATTGATGATTTGAAAGAGGGGCTTGCACAAAAATATGCAGACCTATTTTGTGAAGACACTTATATTCATCCGCAAAACAAACAGGCTTACCGTGTTGTTTATATGAATCGAGATGGATTTACGCTAGCAGTATTAGGTTTTAATAACTCTCAAAAAGTGTTGGAATTCAAACTGAAATATATTGAAGCTTTTAATCTAATGGAAAAAGAAATTCAACAGCCTAAACTTCCAACCTCGCAAAGAGAATTGGCGATACTTGCTTTATCAGCAAATGAAGAAACAAATGAGCGTGTAGATGTAATAGAAAAAGAAGTAGCCGACTTAAAAGACAATCAAAAAATCGGTGCAGATGATTATGGCTACTTATCACGCCGAGTTCATCAACGAGTAGCAGAAGTTGCAAAAGGATTTGGGAAAATCACAAAGGAACAGCGTGGAAAGTTATACAAAGATATTAATTCAGGTATTAAACAAATCACAGGCGTGGGGACTCGATCACAATTAAGAGAGAAACATTATCCAATCGTAATTGAATATATCAATGACTGGGAGCCGTCCACAGCCACAAAAACAGTTGTAAGACAAATGAGCTTTGACTTAAACGACATTGCATAGGGAGAATATTATGACTTATACAACTGAACAAGAAAGTTGGATACTCAACCAAATCAAAAAAGAGCGTAAACAGCTACAAGATGATAGAGCAGCGCTTAGACAATCAGAACAACTGACCGAAGGAAAAGCCTATCAAATTGAAAGAGAACTTGAATTTTTAAGATATTTAGAAATTCAAAATAGAATCCATGTATAAGGAGAATCCTGTGGAAATAATTAAATATAAAGGTAAAGAATTAAAAGTTATAGATACTACAGGAAACTATCGAAATACTCTTGTAGTAATTTTTAAGGGGCAACATCGTTTGTACCACAAGAAATCTAAATCAATTATCGGCGGAGATAACGAAGCAAAATTGAATCAGGGATTTCGAGGATCAGTATTAAGTACGATTTAGGAGGAATGAAAATGAATAAAAGAGGGCTAGCGGCAATTGCCAAGCATCCTAGGGTTCGAATGAGACGAGTTCAAGCAATTGCGTATGTAAGTCTGATAGGTAACGTCGTATTTTTAATTTGTATTTTTGCAATGGCTATTGCAGGTAGATAGAAAAGGGGAATATGAAATGCTAAACAAAATATTCAAAGAACAAAAGAAAACAAATAAATAGCTCCAAACTATTCCGAGTAGCATGGAGCAGAAGAATATTAATTTAATCATTATGGAAACATCAATAAACTATCAGAGTAAATAGATAAAACTATTCCAAATATCAGAAACCATATGTAGTATCAACAACAATTGTTTTCGGGTCGACTCCTAATCTAATGGATTCGATGATATCAATTACAGAAGCTTTATAGTAGTACGTTTTACTGGATGATACTACTTCATGTTCACTTGTTTTAATTAAAAAGTAGTACTTACCATCACTAGATTTTTTTATAACAAAATACATGAGCATCCCTCCAAGCTTAGTAAATAAATTATACCAGAGAAAGGAATAAAAAGAATGACCAGAATAGAAAAACTAGAGCAAACAAAAAAACTTGCTGATTTATGGTACCAGCAACAAAAGGGGCGGATATATATTGCTCAACAAAAAAAGAAAAGAGGTATTTGAATGCCAAAATTATATGATTTTAAAAAAGCTAAAGAGCTAATTGATGTCGAAGTGGATAATGCAGATGTTGATAAAGTATTTTTAGGAACTCTATCAGATTACTTTTGGACTGCCGAAGCTGTTTGGGAAAAAGGCAAATATATTATTGACTTGGGAAAAGTAAAGACTATTGCTGGAATTCCGGGAAGTGATTGGGATACTCCAATTATCAATATTTATTATTCAGATGGAAAAGAGAAGAAATTCGAATGTTTCAAAGAGGTAACAAGCGATGAATTTGCAAATTTTTGTCGGAAGTTATAAAAAATGCCCAATCGTCTGCCAACGATTAAGGCACATACAAAAATTATACAAGAAAAATTATATCACAGAAATGAGGTCTTGTGAATGAATCGTAGTGAAGCAGATGCATTAGATCGATTTTTAACAGAGCCGCCTAAAAAGCAAAACAAGGAACAATATGAAAACGATGAAATTGATAGTACTGACTTTTTCGGAAATGAAATTGCAGATGAAGATGGAGTATTTCAGATGTGGTTTAAAATCTTTAAATATGATAAAAAAGCACAGCTAAAGTGTCATGAATTAACAGCTATTGTCACTCAAAATAGCATTGTAGATGTAATAGAAGAATTTGACCAACGGTATTTAGAAAAGATTGATTACATCGGTTTAGGCAAAGTATACAAGGAGGCACTATTAAATGACTGAGAAAAAGATTATTACAGATTTTCAAAAAATGACTGAAATAGATGTATCAAAACGTATACAACAAAAAGGAAAGTTCAATTATCTACCGTGGTCCGATGCTCACGAACTTATGAAGAAGCACGATCCAAAGGCCATTATTTCTATTCGTGAGTTTGAACATTGGATGGTAGTTAAGGGAGATCGAAAAGAGTTTTTAGTATCAAAAGAATTACCATACCAGACAACAAATGGTGGTTCATATGTAGAAGTATCTGTTCTTTTTAAAGAAGTCGAAGAGACAGAAATATACCCTATTTTAGATTTTAAAAATAACGATGTAACATCGCCGACAATGACGCAGGTAAATAAAGCATTGAAACGTGCATTTGTTAAGGCGTTAGCAAAACATGGGTTAGGATTATATATCTATAGAGGTGAAGATTTACCAGAGCCTCCAACAATTGAAGTGAAAGACCTGGAAAAAACAGAAGCAGCATTATCAGCATTGAGCGAAATCGTTGGTTTTGATGCAACAGAAGAAATGATTAAGCGTTTAAATTTATGGATTGAAGAGAGCTATCCACAATTAGATAAAATAACAAAATTAGAACAAATGAACAAACAACATTATGGAATGATTGGCCGTCTAATCGCTCAAGCTACGAACCAAGCAGAAAAGGCAAAAAAAGAAAAGAAGTGATTGAATGATTGGAAAAATCATAAATCATAAAGGGAATAAATTGGCCATCGAATTTGAGGATGAAATAAATTCAAATTTTCTCGAACTTCTGGCTAATAAAGATGATAATTTAGCGAAAGTTGAATTCTTAGATAATCGACAGATGTCTCAAAAACAGAATGCACTTTCTCACGTTCTAATAGCCGATGTGGCACGTTGGAGCTATGACGAACCTAAATGGATTGAAAGTGTCTTGAAATACTACTACGAGGCTAAGAGTGGTGTTTATTTTGAACATAGTCGAGCTACCAAGAATGAAGCGACGGAGTGGATTGGTTTCTTGATTGAGTTCATTTTGAAAAACGATATACCACTGGAAAAAAGATACCAATATTTGCTTGAAAATAACAAATGGTTTTACTACTGTCTGAAATATCGTAAGTGCTGTATTTGTGGTAAACATGCTGACGTTTGTCACATTGAGGTTGTTGGTATGGGGCGTAATCGTAAAAAGATTAATCATGAAACATTCACATTTTATGCAGGATGTCGTCAGCACCATCAAGAGGAGCACCAAATAGGCACTAAGAACTTCTTGAATAAGTATCAAATTAAACCAGTGAAATTAAACATCGAAGAACGTAAGAAGTTAAACATAGGAGGATAGAACGGTGGCTGAAAGAAGAATGTTTGCAAAGACCATCATTGATAGCGATGCATTTTTAGACATGCCGCTGTCAACTCAATCTCTTTACTTTCATTTGTCAATGCGAGCGGATGATGATGGATTTATTAATAATCCTAAGAAAATCCAACGAATGGTTGGATGTGGAGATGATGATCTAAAGCTATTAATGGCCAAAAGATTCATTTTAGTTTTTGATAGCGGAGTTATTGTTATCAAGCATTGGAAAATTCATAACTATATTCGAAATGATCGATACAAACCAACTCTATATCAAGAAGAAAAGGCTGAATTAGCTGAGAAAAATAGTAAGGCATATACCTTTAAAACCGAGGTTATAGAGAGTGAAAACCATCTTGGTATACCAGATGACAACCGTATGGGATACCAAATGGATACACAGGTTAGGTTAGGTAAGGATAGGTTAGTTAAGGATAAAAAAAAGAATAGTGTTGAGCCAAGCTCAACTATGCCTGAATTATTCGAAAAAGTTTGGAAAACTTATCCAAAGAAAACCAACAAGAAAAAAGCTAGAGAACAATTTTTAAAGAAGTTCAAGACGGAAGAAGATTTAGAGTCGTTTAAAAAAGGATATAAAGACTATCTTGCGTATATTAAATTAAACGATTGGTACCATCCACAAGAATTGTTTCGTTGGATACGTGATGATCGTTATAACGATGAATATGATTTATCTCAAACAAATAAACTGCCAGCCTATTCTAAGGTGCCAATGAGACAAGAAAAGTTACCTGAGTGGGCTAACAATCAGAAGCAAGAAGAAGAGAAACTTTCGTCAGAGGAACAAGCTGAGCTTGATAGACAAATAAAAGAATACTTGGAGGGTAAATGATGAATGAATTAGTTAAATTAATTGAGAAATGGGCAAGAGAAAAAAATCTAGATATCGCAGAGCCTGAGAAACAAATGCTAAAAGTGGTTGAAGAAGTCGGAGAAGTCGCAGCAGCATTAGCAAGAAATAATAAAAATGATTTAAGGGATGGTATCGGTGATGTTGTTGTGACACTAGTTATTCTCGCTATGCAAAATGATATGGATTTATATGAATGTCTGAACCAAGCGTATAACGAGATTAAAGATCGTAAGGGAAAAAATGTCAACGGTGTGTTCGTTAAGGAGAGTGATTTGAATGATAAATAATGTGGTATTAATCGGAAGGCTGACGAAAGATATAGATTTACGCTACACCGCAAGTGGTTCTGCAGTTGGAAGCTTTACTCTTGCTGTGAACCGTAATTTTACAAACCAAAACGGCGAACGAGAAGCGGATTTTATCAACTGTGTAATTTGGCGTAAGCCTGCTGAAACAATGGCTAATTATGCTCGCAAAGGAACATTATTAGGAGTTGTTGGAAGAATTCAAACTCGTAATTATGACAACCAACAAGGCCAACGTGTCTATGTGACTGAAGTTGTTTGCGAAAGCTTCCAATTATTAGAGTCAAAAAGCACCAACGAGAATAGAAATAGCGTTCAGAGTTCGCAGAATAGCGTTACATGCGTTCAAAATAATTTCGAGAGTAATTATGCCACGAATCAAAACAAAGGCTTAAATCAGCAAAATAACAGCCAACAAATGTCGTTTGGTGGAGATGTAGATCCGTTTGCAGGTGCAGGTAATTCAATCGACATTAGCGATGATGATCTGCCTTTTTAGGAGGTTAAAAAATGAACAGTGTAATTTTTGAAGATATAGCACGTATTCAAGCTGAAAAAAAGCAAAAACGAAAAGAAATGCTTAAGTTAATGAATGAAAACCCAGATTGGTATAGACATCCAAAAAGCATGGTCTATCGACAAATTAAAATGCTTGGTAAGGATATTGGTGAGCAAACAATGGATAAATCTAAACCAATCAGCTCAATTGATAAAGACAAGTTCACCATTCAAGAATATTTGTATTTGCAGTGGGTTGGTTATTCAGTGAATACAATCATAGAAGCGTTAGGAATGCCTAGAAACAAATTCTGGGAATATAAAGCTGAACATTTAAATTAGATTTATGAAATGAAAGTGAGTGTTCATTTTGCTGGAGATTTATTACACGCCAACATCCGCTATTATTGCGGATGCATTGGCTAAAACATATGAAGTTGTTTCTTTAGAAACAGCTAGAAATATTGCCAAGAAATTTAAGGCTAGTTTAAAGCAGAAAACGGACCTTTATGTGATTGAAAGCATTTTGATTGATGCTGGTTATAAAAAAGAGCCAGTGAATTTGTAAGAAAGTGAGTGAAGAAGATGATTCCAAAATTCAGAGCGTGGGATACCTACGAGAAAGAAATGCTAGAAAATGTTACACCTTTGTTTGATGGCTCGAATAGCATGATGGCCATAATTACGGATTTTCAGATTAAAGGCAGTCCTGGCACGTCTGAAATAGAGATAGGAAGCTATGATACAACTTTTAATTGGGATGAATTTCCTTATGTCATCATGCAATCAACAGGGTTGAAAGATAAGAACGGCGTTGAAATTTTTGAGGGGGATGTAGTAAAAGTAACCGATGGAGAAAGCGAAGAAGATAGTTATATCAGTGCAGTCAGAAATTATAGTAATGAAGGTTACCCAGCGTTCGATATCGAGTATCCTCCAACTTATCATTATGACAGTAATGTTTTATCAGCGATCATGTGTAATGGTTTTGAAACTATCGAAGTTATTGGAAATGTTTATGAGGATGGTGATCTTTTAAATGACAGTGAAGATACAAAAAGAAATTAAATTCAAAAACAAGTGTAGCTGCCTAGTCGATGAAGAAGAGTTATCGAATGCAATTCTGTGGTATCAAAAATCACCAACTTTAGGAAATAAGACCATTTATTTACACGGGAAATATCCAGCAGTTTCTATTGGAGACGAAAAAATTCATGTCCATAGGTTGTTAATGCAGTATTGGCTGAAAATAAGATTACCCTTTCATGCTAGTGTACATCACTTAAATGAAAATAAACTAGATGCAAGAAAATCGAATCTCAGCGTGATGATAAACAGCGGACATAACAGCAAGCATAATAAAGGAAAAGTTCTTTCTCAATCAACAAAGGCAAAAATATCAGCAGCCAATAAAAAAAGAAAAGGAATGAAATTTAAGAAAAGAAGAAATATTCCAGCAAATGAGTTGAAAGATTTATTGAAATTCGGGTTTTCTAAAAATTATATTGCTAATCTTTACCAAGTAGATTGGACGACAATCAGAGCTAGAATCCACGAGAATCCAGAATTATTGGAGGTCAAATAAATGAACAGGATATTTAGAGTTATAGGAAATAGCCGTTTTGATCATAATTTTGAAATTGGGCAACTAGTAGAATTGGTTCGGGTTTATCCTGACGGCGTTTTTGAAGTGAAAGGAAAGCTTTTGTTTTCGGAGATTAAGCAGGATATGCACCCTTGCGATTTAAAAGAGATTTTTTAAGGATCGGACGGAGTTTAAAAAATGAAAAAAACGGAGGGGTTACATGGAAGAAAATGGACTTAATGAACAACAGCAATTTTTACTAAAGTATTTGCAGAAAAAATGCGACACAAGGGAATTTATAACATATAGACCTTTTGAGGCGATTATGAATCTTGCGATTACAAATCCAAGCCCATACGAATTACAAATAATGAACACGGTTGATGAATTGAGCGATGAACAGCAAGCACAAGTCTTACAAGCGTTTAGTCAGTGGTCCTTGGAACAGGAGGAAGCGGAATGAATAAAGACCAGATTTCACAGATTAAAAGCATTGCAGAAGAACAACTTGAAAACTTGACTGAAAATGATCGCGGGACTGCTTGGTATTTAAAACAAATAATTGAGTCTGCCAATGTGATTTTAGCCGATGGATATTAGGAGGTATCAGAATGAAATACAGATGTATAGAAAGTTTTTCAGTACCAGAATTAGATGACTTTGAGGGTGACGAAACTGGAAAAGAGTTCAACATTGAAAAAGACAGCGTGTGGTCGACAGAAGAACCAGTCGAAAACAACACTGTAGATGTCTACTTGTTTAACGATAATGGGTCATGGTTAGAAATAAATCGAGAACTTTTTGATTTAATGTTTGAGGAGGAAGCATAGTGAAACGATTAAAAATAAGCTATATAGATTTAGCTGTAATAATTGAAAGCATCTATTACGGAGGAGATGAAGATGTATCTGATATTGAGGACTTATTGAAATATTTGCGTGATAACGGACATCTGTCTACTGTTTTAACAGTTTCAAGGGGGATTAGTGATGAATAAACAAGAATTGATAGACATATTAGAGAATTTAGAATGTAGCACAGAAAGTTTAAGCTATGACAACGGTTATGAACAAGGCGTTTATGATTCGTTGTCGCACGTGATACTACTAGACGAACCGAAAAAAGTCATTGTACCGCAGTTTGTAGCTGATTGGTTCGAAGATAATTTTGAAGAGTTAGATTGGGAACTTGGTGGTGTTTTAATAAATGCTTTTAATACAAATAGAAATGAGAGAAGTGATTTTCAAGATTGGCTTGTCGATACTACGAATTATCCAATTGAAACATTGATAAGAATGAAGTTGTTTGGCTACGAAGTCGAGAAAGAGCAGTTGTATTATGTCGATTTTATAAATGATGGAGATGTGCACAAACGATTAATTCTGGATCATGAGAATGGTAAATACAATATTGTTGACTGGTCAGATAATTTAATTGGATTGGTTCAAGAAATGTTCACAGAACAAGAAATCAAAGCAATTGACGAGCGCTATTGGCCGTTTGCTGTGAAAGTGGGGAATGAGTAATGACATACTTAACCAATAAAGAAGTTCAGATTATCAGTTTCTTAATCAAAGATGGAATTAAAGCCTTTGATTTTCGTGGTGGTTTCCGCGATTGCTGGTTCACCGAAAAAGAATCAAATGAATTAGCCAATAAAATAGAAAAAATATCAGATGTTATTTTAGAACGGGATCGTGACGAATTTTGGTATGGAAATGAAGATAATGACAGAATCCACCATTTGAAAATTTTACCTAAATATTTTGAAGCAGTCGTTTCAGGTGATAAATGTTTTGAAATCCGAAAAAATGATCGTGGATATAAGGTAGGCGATATTCTTCGACTAAACGAATATGAAGATTGCAAGTATACAGGCAATTTTCATGTCGCAGAAATAACGTACATTACAGATTATGCCCAACAAGATGGCTATGTAGTGTTAGGAATTAAGTGAGGAGGACGGATAATCAAGTTTTAAGAGATTTAAACCAATTCCTAATAATGTCTATAATCAAACCCAGAGAAAAGTATGAAATAAAATGAATTAAAGATGAAGTAAACATTCTTACAGAATAAGGTTGATTCATATAAAATTCATCTAACTTAGGGGTTTTGATAAGCAGATTCGTACCTATAAAATCTGTAATAGCAAATAGGAATCCCTTATTGTCATAACCACTAACCCAAGTAGTTATAACGATAAGACTGAACAAGCTCAATAGAATTGTGAATAAATACTTTTTCATGTAGAATGCTCCTCAAATAATTTATTAAAACTAATTTTAGATGGAAATCAAAACCAGATTTAATCAGTTTATTGCATACATTATCCATAGAATAAACAGTATTAATAATATAACGAATAAAGCAGAACCTGTGGCAATAAAAAAGAAAGGCCAATCGACTGAATTTTTAAAGTCAGGCCATGTTTGAATTTTTCCATTTTTAATTACATCAATTTCCAAGTTATATAAATAACTCAATAAAATAAGTCCTAAAAGGATTGAATAATCTTTATGAGTGAATACTATATAAAAATAGATTATTAACCACACAATGCTCGATAATATTCTTTTACGCAAGATAAATGTTAATTTTCTTTTCAATTGCACGACTCCTCAAAATTTTCGTTAATTTTCTTAGGAAGATACACATAAATAGTATATGACTACGGACTATGAAATTTTAGTTAAAAGCCAGCCGACCACTGACTGGCTAATGTGTTAGAAGACAACTGTTTTCCGCCAGTCGTCCTTTAGGTGTGCATTAGCACTTGTCCTAAGTAAAGTGCTAGAGTTCGTGTGACCGTATAGGTCAATAAAGCGTCTCTGGTGGAGACAGGAACTACTGGTAACTGTTTGCTCGCAATTACCATAGAAAAAGAGGGAATTATTCCAGAAATAAAATCCCCAAGAAAGTAAATTAATTATACCACATGGGGGGGAGTCAAGGCTATGACGTTGGTACCAGAAATAGATTACAAAAAAACAAAAGATAAAGTTCGTAGATTATTAAAAAGCTGTCGAAGCCTACAACGAATGAGTGGTGTAAAAGTACATTTGCAATCTCCTATATTATCTGATATGCCACGACATCATAGTAACAGAAATAATGCTGAGGAAAGTATGGTTCATTTATTTAGAAACACATCTAAATTATCGATAGAGGCAGCTAGACAACGTAGGGAGCAAGTCAGAGCGATAGAACACACGTTAAAATTGTTGCCTGACGTCTCAAGAGAGATATTATACTATTCCTATTGTGTACCGAATCCATACAGCATGGCTAAGCTGAGCAGAACAATAAAAGTATATCGTGAAAACGAGTTTGGCCAAGTGGAAGAAATAAGCTACAGCATTAAAAATATTGAGAAGCTAAAAGACAATGCATTGATTGAATTTGCGGAAGCCTATCATTACGAAAATTTGATAGTTCAAAAAAATTAGGGTTTTTTTAGGGATTATTTAGGGTTTTTAACTCGAAATCCGTTGTATTATGGTAGTATCGAAAGTCAAAGAAATGGACACATTACACACTTTCTGGTTTAGTCTACCGTTTGCTTTGCCTTTCGATAGTCACTTGCAGACTTACGTTCTCAATAAAATGAAGTGAGGTGAATAACCTCCTCTTTTTTCTACAGGTTTGCAAGTGACACAAATAGTTGCTAGGGATGCAGTAGTAACTACCTGATTCATACTAGTCGAGGTTAGGTATATTGCTCTATCCCAGCATATGACGATAAGAACATTAACCAGATCTCTGCGGCAGCTGCTTACGCACGAGAGCAATTCCTAAACTCATAGAGTAGCAGCTAGGTACGTTTAGGATAAACTTAATCAATTGTTTTTGCTGGTGTTTGATTGATTGGTCACTGTGGTGGAATATAGACCATACAAGGTGCAAATCCTTGCCAGTGACATAATCATTTTAGCCGTGAAAGTCTGCGAAAGCTACGTCCTGATGGGAAAACATTCTGACGAGAGTGTGTAAAGGTTAATTTGATTTATTAGCAATTGCTAGAAGGTAGCTCCTTCTGGTATGGCGTGTAGCTCAATTGGTGAGAGCGGTTGATTTTTAATCAAGTACATGCAGGTTCGACTCCTGTCACGTCAATAAGTAGCTTTCGCTGCTTAAATAAATTAGGAAACGTCAATAGATGTTTCTACCCTTCACGAGAGGCATCCGCTACAGGGTGTCTCTTTTCTACATACAAAAAAACCACTAGACTATGGGATCTAGTGGCTAGGTAGCATTCGTGCACAATTTTTGTTGATTGCTATTTACAAAAAGGAGTTGCTACCTATGAATAGTATATCAAAAAATAATTTGCTGAATCAAGAACAGAAAAATAACTAGGAGAGAAAAATATGAAAAACTATTGGTATGTATCGTTAACACATAAATATCCACAGCCGAAGCGCTCAGTAGATGCAGTACGTGTTGTAATGTCTGTACAGATAAGGAAGAATGTTTCAATTATTGAAATGACACGAGAAGCTACACCACAAGAAATCGACTATTGTAAGTTGGTGTATTGTGGGCATGGATGTTGGAATGACAAGCATGTACAAGAGAATATAAGGAGAGGGAGTTATCATGAATGACTTTAATGAAGCTATATTGGAACTTAGAGTTCCTAGTGTATTGGCCGATGTTTATAAGAAAGCAATTGAAAGAGAACATAGTCGCTATTGGGTAAAGAATAATTTACGAAATGGTGAAGGTAAAGTAGTCAAAGAAGAAGTAAAACCCGTGTGGAGTGGAAATTATTGTCATGTGAATATCATAAACGACTTATCTTCTAATCAATCAATCTTGACAATTACACTGTTGTCTCATACGTTGCCTAATCTGAAAGACACAGTGAATTGGTATTCTAAAAATGGCGCCACATTGAAGGAGAAAAACTATGAATAGACAAGAGGAGTTAACAAAATTACAAACAGAGATTATTAATTTATTTGCTAACCATCACCTAACTACTAAAGAAATAGGTGCGCTGCTTACAGTTATTATGCAAAACATGCTTATTCAACCGATGAATGTAAAAGTGTTGGAAGAAATTAATGTTGATGCAGAGTCACTTACCTTCGAACAAGTAACGTTGTTTCAAAGAATTCTAGCTGAAGAATATTATAAGGAAATAATTAATCATGGACAATCAGACAATTAAATGGTTAAGAAAGCTAATTGACGATAATCGTATGATTCCTTTCTATAAATCAAAGGAATGGCGAAAGATTAGGCTAGAAGCATTGAAGCGTGATAACTACGAATGCCAAGAATGCAAACGTAAAGGGAAATACAGTAGAGCGCAGAATGTGCATCATATTAAAGAAGTAAAGCTGTATCCTGAGAAAGCATTAGAACTAAATAATTTAGAGAGCATCTGTATTGTTTGTCATAACAAAGAGCACAATCGATTTGGAACATACGGAAATAAAAATAAGATAAAGCAGTTCGCTAATTTCGATAGTAAGGAGTGTTGGTAATGTTAATTGAAGATAATGGTAGAAGTTACAACACTGAGGAAATGCTGATCATTGCTAGTAAGAAAGACCGAGATAGTATAGAGCGAGATATTTATTCTTCGTTCAAGCGATTAGCTTACCTACGTTATACACAGGTAAGAGATGTAGTGAACGATAATCGTTGTCATAAGCTGAAACCAAGCGATGTAAAAGAACGATTAGATGTTGAAAAAGTACAAAAGTATTTTGATTATTCAAGAGAAGAAATATTTTTTTATATTCAATTTGCGACAGACTACCTGAAAATTGTTCAGTAGCCCCCCTTCAAAACTTTTGAACTCTTTCTGGGGGAATGGGAAACGGGAAGGGGTCATCGGAAAAAATATTTTCTCGCGCACACGTGAGAGGGGGTGGTGTCATTTGGCACTAACAAAAGCACAAAAAATTAGGAAAGCAATCAAAACAGATTTGCTCACTAAATTAGAAGAATCAGGTAAAACAGAGAGCTTTTGGGTTGATTTAGTAGAAGATTACTGTTCGTTTTGGGATATCAAAGAATCGCTTATGCAAAATATCCGAAAAAATGGAACAATCGTTCAATATAATAATGGAGGCGGACAGACCGGCTATAAGAAAAATGATGCCGTCGTTGAGGTCAACAAAATCTCAAAACGTATGACGGAAATCTTGAACGCTCTAAAAGTAGATGAACCGAAAGTAGAGGAGGAAGGCGATGATGTCTAATAACCATCCATACATTGAATATTATTTTGATTTAATCCGTTCTGGTGAGCTAAAAGTATGCAAAGAACAACATCAATTAGTAGATTTTGTGCAAAAGGTATTGGCGCGGGAAGATGTTTACCTTGACAAGGAAATGATTGAAAATAGTGTTCGTCTACCAGAGAAGTATTTTCCTTATAAATTATACCCATGGCAAAAATTTTTAAATTGCTTTATTTTTGGATTAAGGTGGAAAAGTTCTCGGAATTTAGTATTTAATCGTTACTTTATATATATGGGGCGAGGTGGCGGAAAAAATGGCTATCTCTCATGGAATAGTTTTTTTATGATGACTAAACAGCATGGCATTTCACATTATGATATCGATATAGTGGCGACGAGTGAAACACAAGCTAAAACTTCTTTCATTGATGTCATTAACGTGCTAGACGAACCAAAAAACTTTAAAAAGTTAGAGAAAGCTTTTTATAGATCAAAGGTTGAAATACAAAATAATACAACAAAGAGCCGCCTACTCTACAATACTTCAAATGCTCGAACGAAAGATGGTAAGCGACCTGGCTGTGTCATATTCGATGAAGAACATGAATATGATAACTACGATGCTATCAAGGTTTTTACTTCTGGTGGCGGGAAAATTAAGGACTATCGAGAATTTCATATCTCGACAGATGGTAATGTTCGAGGCGGTCCACTAGATGACTTAAAGGAACAGTCTCGTATGATATTAAATGGAGAAATCGGTATTGAAGAAAGTACACTATTTCCGTTTATTTGTCGATTAGATTCAGACGATGAAGTTTCTGAGATAGCAAACTGGGAGAAAGCTAATCCTTCCTTGCCTTACAATGAAACACTTATGCAAAAAATGCGTGAAGAATACAATCAATCAAAGGTAAGTGCTGCGATTCGAATGGAATTCATGACCAAACGAATGAACCGTCCGGTAGAAGATACACGGCTAGCTGTGGCAAGCTATGAAGATCGTTTAGCCACAAATCAAAAAGTTCCAGAATCGATGAAAGGTTCTGAAGTGATTGGTGGGGTAGACTTTGCTGACGTTCGAGATTTCTGTTCAGTAGGGGTATTAGGAAAAGCAGATGGTAAGGCTATTTGGCTACAACACACGTTCATTCATTATGCTGCCTTAGAATTGCAAGATATTAATAAAGATATTGTGCAAATAGCGTTAGATAATAATTTGGCGGAAATTGTCTATGGGAAATCAATTGATCCAGATAAAATTGTGAAATGGTTTTTAGAACAAGCACAGGATTACTATATCAAAAAGATCTCGATGGATACATACCGAGCGACCATTCTAAAACCGAAACTTGAAGAAGCTGGGTTCGAGGTTGAAATAGTCCGAACGGGTAACTTCACACATAGCAAGTTATCACCGTTAGTCGATGACTTGTTTATTAACCAAAATTTAGTTTTCGGTGATGATGCTCTGATGCGTTGGTATGTTGGTAATGTATACGTAGATTATTTATCAAACGGAAATAAAGAATATAAAAAAATAGACAAAGAGAAGCGTAAGACCGATGGGTTCTACGCTTTTTTACATGCACTCAATTTTTATGACGATTTAGAAGACTACAGCAATGTAGATTTCGAAAATATTGAATTCAAACCGATTGTATTTTAGAAAGGATGTGACATCTTGGGGATTTTCGACTGGTTTAAACGAGGGGATACGCATTTTTCGCTTAATGATGCGAAGTTGTGCGAGCAACTAAGTGCAGATATCGTTTACAAACGCTTAGCGATTCATTCGTGTATCGATTTAATCGCAAATATTGCTTTAAAAGCAGATTTTAATACTTTTGAAAAAGGCAAAAAAACACGTAAGGATGATTTTTACGCTCTAAATGTACAACCGAATCAAAATCAAAGTCAAAAGAAATTTTTAAAACGCATTATTTATGAATTACTCTACAACAACGAATGTTTAGTTTTTCAACTAAAAGGACAATATTTTGTGGCGGATACTTTTTCAAGAGAAGAAAGACTATTTAAAGAAAATATATATTCTGGGATATCAGCAAACGGGATGACTTTGCGCGAGACATTATCGGAAAAAGATGTGTGGTACTTCAAGTATTACGACGTAAATTTACGAACTCTACTTGATTCCGTCTATGAAAGTTATGGTAAGTTACTAATGGCTACCATGAACGTTTATAAGCGTTCTAATGCCAAGAGATACATTTTGCAAGGAAACTTTTTCAGATCGCAAACAGATAAACAGCAAAAAGCTATTGACGACATGATAAATCAACAAATGAAACCTTGGTTGGAAGCAGATAACGCGGGTGCAATTTTTCAATTACAAGATGGATACAATATGACAGATGTTTCGCAACAAGGCAAAACTAACGGAGGGGGCCATTCGGTTGATGATATAAAAAAACAAATTGATGGTATCTATGAGTTGGTGGCGAGAACTTTTCATGTTCCAGTAGGACTACTAAAAGGTGATGCAGTAGAAACAGAAGGACAAATAAATCAATTACTGATGTTCGCTGTAATTCCAATTTTAGATATCATAGAAACAGAGATTAATGCAAAACTATACACCAAAGATGAATACCTTGAACGAACCTATTTAAAAATAGATACCTCAAGATTAAAAATTTTGACTATTCAAGATTTAGCAAGTTCCTTAGACAAATTCTTGTCTATTGGGGCTTTTTCTATAGATGACGTTCTAGAATTTATGGGCGGTCAGCCGTTCGAAGAAGAGTGGTCACAACGTAGGTTTATTACGAAAAATTATGCAGATGCAAGAACATGGGGAAAAGAATCGAAGGGAGGTGAGGAGAATGGAGAAAGTGAAGATTCAACCGCAAATTAAAGTGGTGAACAGTTCCTCGCCAACAGAAAAAACAACAATGTACCTATATGGCACTATTGGAGGATGGTTTTCGGAGATTGATTCTATTTCTGTTAAAAATCAGTTAAAGAACATTCAATCAAGTGAAATAGACGTTCACATCAATTCTGGGGGCGGAGATGTTTTTGAAAGTATTGCTATTTGTAATTTACTCAAACAGCATAAAGCGAAAATTAATATTTTCATAGATGGTTTGGCAGCCAGCGGAGCTTCAATTATCGCCATGGCAGGGGATACAATTTCAATGCCTAAAAATGCCACGATGATGATCCATAAAGCGTGGACGATTGTTGCTGGAAACGCAGAAGAATTACGCAAAGCGGCAAGCGATATGGATACCATTGATTCAAGTGTCACTGAAAGTTATTTACAACGGTTCAATGGGGAACGTGAACAATTGGATGACATGTTAGCAGAGGAGACATTCCTAACTGCTGAGGAGTGTCTACAATACGGATTCTGTGATGCTTTGGTTGAAGAAGAAAAACAAGAAGATGAAACAAACGAAATTGTTGAAAAACATATTCAGCAACAAAAAAATAAAACAATGAAAATTGCAGCAGCTATGCAGAAAGTAGCTGCACAAATTTAGGAGGAAAGAAAATGGAACGATTAGATAAGCAAAAAAATTCAACTGAAATTGAGAAAAATTTAGTAAACGCAATGAAACAGGAAGATGAACAAGTTCTTGCGAAATCCATGAGAGATTTCGCAGATAGCATTCAACAAAATATTATTCAGGAAGCAAAATCTGTTGCTCAAAATGAAGTGTTAGACAATCAGGCTATGGCTGCTCGAGGACTTAATGTTCTAAGTGCTTCTGAGAATAAATATTATAACGAAGTCATTGCCAATAAAGGTTTTGGCGGAGTTGAACAATTAGTACCACCAACAGTCTTTGAACGTGTTTTTGAGAATTTGACGCAAGCCCATCCGTTGTTAGCCGAAATTAATTTTGTGAATACTACTGCAACAACAGAATGGATTTACAGTAAAGGTGTAAATCCGGCTTGGTGGGGTAAACTTTGTGAGCCGATTAAAGAATTGTTAGACAATGGATTCGAACGAGTACGAACTGGTTTGTTCAAGCTATCAGCTTATATTCCAGTATGTAAAGCGATGTTAGATTTAGGACCGCAATGGTTGGACCGCTACATTCGAACTGTGCTAGCAGAATCAATGTATATCGCATTGGAAGAAGCAATTGTAGCAGGTACTGGGCAAGACCAACCAATTGGGATTATCAAAGACTTAGACACTGTTCAAAATGGTGTTCATGCCGATAAAAAAGCTGAAAGTTTAAAAGATTTAGGACCTAAAACGATTGGCGAAAAAATTATGGTGCCATTAACGAATGTAACGATAAAAAAAGCAGATGGTACAACAACTGTATTAAAACGTGCAGTACAACCAGCAGAAGTAATGCTAATTGTCCACCCTGATGATTACTGGACTACGTTTTTCCCAGCAACAACTTTCTTGAACGCTAATGGCTCGTATGTTCGGGATGTGTTGCCTTTACCATTTAAAGTTATCCAATCAATCTCAATGCCAAAAGGAAAGATGGCTGCTGGAGTTGCAAAAGATTACTTCATGGGAGTGGGTTCAACACAAAAAATTGAAGTATCTGATGAGTACCATTTCGTAGAAGATGAACGTATTTATTTAGCAAAACAATATGCAAATGGACGCCCAAAGAATAATGAATCTTTCTTGCTATTTGATATTTCTAAAGTACCTTCTGATTTGGCATTTAATGTGAAGCAAAATACGAATAAAGATGAACAGCCTACACCCTGAGAAAGCCCAATATGATACGGGCGACAAATACGATAGTGGTGTGAGATATGGATAATCAAGAGATATTGATAAAAGTTAAAGACAACTTAAAAATCAGTTGGGAAGATGATCAGACCAATAGAGAGCTGCTAGACTATATCGAAAGTGCACGAAAGTATCTACTCAATCTATCTGGTGTGGAGCTAACTTTTGCGAGAGGAAGTAGAGAAATAGAGCTTTTGGTTGAACGCGTTCGCTATCGCTATAATAATGCTTTGGATGATTTCGAAAAAAACTTTGCCTCTGAAATTGCCGCATTTATTTTAGATATGGCAGTTCAAAACCATTTGGAAGAGGTGGAATCTTATGGATCGGATTAGGGAAACATTTACAGATGGTGTGCTTTATTTTGGACGCTTTAAAGATATTTTAAGTGAAAAGAAAAAAAGAATCGGAAAAGAGTTTGTCGAAGAAGGCAAGCTCTTTTTTCGGTATCTTTCTATTCGAGAACAGGATTATATTTCGTGCAGTAGTTTTGGTAAACAAGTAGACGTCAAACTCAAAACACATTATCCATACTCGTTGAAAAAGAACATGAATCAAAAATTAGCTTTCATTATCGATGATGAGCAATACGAAGCAATAAAAATAGATAAAGATACAAATTACTTATATTTTTATCTTGCGAAGGTAGGTGGTTCCGATGAACGAAAGAAACAAGAAACGTCTGAAACAACTAAATAAGTACTTGGTAGATGGTTTAGAAGAATTATCCGGACTTCTCGTCTTTGAGGATCAAGTAGGTGAAGAATCATTATCAGAAATTGAAGAAAAAACGGGCGGATATAACTATTTCATTTATGAAACTGGAGGATTTGTTTTAACTCCTGAACAATCACAATTAAACCAAGTCGTATTGTTACGTTTTTACTCTCAAAATAGAGATGATTTAGATGAGTTCTGTTTGGATGTCATTTCAACGTTGGAGAAAGAGCAGAAAAAATTCTATACGTTTCAATATTCAAATAAATCTTCAATACAAATTGGTAAAGAGGATAATTATGTAGATGAAGTTGAATTTTTCTTTCTAAGGAGACTGAAATATGAGTGCAGCATTTAATACGAGTACCGCGTGGGATGTTGAGTTTGTAGATTTGGATAAGCTTCGGGAAAATATGATGAAAATCCCAGGATCTTCTGAAACAATCATTAATCAAGTATTACGAACAAAAAGTGCAGAAATGACTGCAAAAACAATTATTTCAGGAATGCCTGTTTCAGATGTAAAGAATCGAATCATGAAACGTAAACATGCTAAATTTAGTAATTCGCTGAAAATAGACTATATGAATTTAGGATTTAAAGAACGGCCGCAGAAGAGATTCGAATACCTAAAATATCCTGACTTAGGAATAGGAACATCAATTGGAAAAGTTCCACAGGAATTCATGCGTAAAGGGATGGAGAAAGAAGTTCCTGTAATTACTAAAGATCTAAACGAAGCGCTAATAAATGAAATCAATAAAAACATAGGAGGTAACTAGTTATGGCAACAATTTATGAAGAATTTTATCCAGTAAGCATTGCCAATGTGGGAGTTAAATTTAAAAAAGAAAGTTTATCAACGGCATTTGGTTGTACTGGAGTATTAAGCGGTGAGACAGAAATTTCGGAGATCACTGCAAAATGTGGTCGTGTTACAAAGAAAAAAATGAGTAAACCAACAGAAATGAAGGTTAATATTTCTGGGTTTGTAAAACTAGATGTATTACGCCGTTTATTTGGCATGAGTGATAAAGGATTGAAGCCTGGTGTTTACGCTTATGGGGAAGATAGTAGTGGAGAAGAGTTTACACTAACTGCAGATATTAAAGATGACTTTGATGATATTACAAAAATGATTGCTTTTCCTAAAGTAAGTGTATCAACAGGATTTAAATTTACAATTGATACTTCTTCTGACGAAGTAGCAAATGTAGAAATTGAAGCAACAGCCTTACCTGATGAAAATGGTAAATTTTATTATGAAACTTTGTTAGATGAAGATAGTAAAAAAGAATTTATTGAACAATGGCATAAAAACTTTGATTCAGATGTAGTGAAAGAACAAGTGACACCCTAATGCACCCGCTAAATACGACAGCGGGGCCAAATACAATGAAAAACAAAATTATAAATAAAAAAGGATGATAGAGCATGGTGGTATCGGTAAAAGTACAAGCACAAGATGAAATCAAAGCAGAACACCATAATACATTAGTTGATGATGTTACTACTTTAGAAGAAAAAATTAAGTCTATTCCAGAAGGGAAACAAGGTCCTAAAGGTGATCCTGGTGAAAAAGGTGAAACTGGACCACAAGGGCCAGCAGGAAAAGACAGTGAAGTTACTAAAGAAGCATTTGATTCGTTAGTAGCACGGGTAAAATCTTTAGAAGAAGCTAAAACACAATAAACAATAGGACAGCAAAAGCTGTCCTTATTTTTTTAGGAGGAATAGCAAAATGAAAGAAATTACATTAAATGGTGGAGAAATAGTTACAATCAATCCCAATGTTAATATGCTAACTATGTTCCAATTCGAAAAGGAGACAGGTTATTCGTTGAAGAACGTCATTAAGTCTATGATGGGAAGCCAGGGTAAAGAGTTAGAACTAGATGAAACAGATATGTTTAACGCTTTATATCTTGCGTACAAAACAGCAAACCCAGATGGAATGACCTATGACGAATTAGCAGAAAAGTACATTTTTGATTTTGTTGAGTTAGCAGAAGTGTTTACCTCTGTTATCCAAAAAGAAGAAAAAAGTAATTTTTCAAAAGGGTTCAAAAATAAAACAACGAAAAAAAAGTAAGCCAGTCAATTCCAACAATCCATATTCATACGGTTGAAGATTTATACAGTTATTATGTAGTTCTTTGCGATATTAACGAACATGATGTAATTCATTTGCCCCTTGGCTCTGTTCATAGTATAGCGATGAATAAAGTTGCTTATGAGCAATGGAAAACTTCAGAAGAGGAAAGGAGGAGCAAGCGTGGCTAGAAATAAGAATGAAACAACGGTAACTTTTAAGGTATTTAATAAAGAATTCAAGTCCGGGATTAAAGAAATGGAGAACTCTGCAAAGAGTTTACGGCAAGAATTAAAGCTAGAACAAGAACAGTTGAAAATGACAGGTTCAGAAAGTCAAAAGCATGCCTCAACATTATCTAATCTGGAAAAGCAATATGATTTAGCAAAACAAAAAACAGAAGCAACAAGAAAAGCTTTATCAGAAAGCAAAACTCTATTTGGTGAAAATTCAGATGCTGTAAAACAAATGGAAAAACAGCTTCGATCAGCAGAAATATCTGAGCAACAAATTGCAAATAAAATACAATTAACTTCTCAAAAATTAGAAGAAGCAAAAAGCAAAGAATCAGATCGAGCACAGCAATTAAATAAATTAAAAGGAAGCCAAGAAACGCTGGTCTCTTCTTCTGAAAAACTGCGTAAAGAGTATGAATTACAGGTAGCTGAATTAGGAAATAATGCCAAAGAATCAGACAAAGCAAAAGTCAAACAAGAGTACTTGGCAAAAGCTATGCAAAATAGTAAAGAACAAGTAGCAAACCTAGAGGAACAGTTAAAACTTTCTAAAGCTCAGTTTGGAGATAATTCTACCGAAGTAGACAAATTAGAGAAAGAATTGTTGGAAGCCAAAAAAGCCAGTGTGGAATTTACTAACGAATACGCGAAAGCCACAGATAAAGTTGGTCAGTTTAGTGAAAAAGCAAAGAATGTTGGTAGCTCGGTTTCAAACATAGGAAAAAAGTGGACAATGGGTGTTACAGCACCTATTGTGGCTGGCGTTGGATTTTCTGTTAAAGCAGCTTCCGATTTTGAATCAGCGTTTGCTGGTGTTAAAAAAACAGTAGACGAAGCAACTGATGCGAATGGGAAAGTGACAATCTCTTATAATGATTTAGAAAAAGGCATTCGTGATATGTCTAAAACATTGCCTGCAAGCGCTGCACAAATAAGTGAAGTGGCAGAAAATGCAGGTCAATTAGGTATTAAGACAGAAAATGTACTAAGCTTTACTCGCACGATGATTGATCTAGGTGAATCAACTAATATGAGTGCAGATGAAGCTGCAACTGCATTAGCACGTTTAGCTAATATTACAGGAATGCCACAAACTGAGTTTGATAAGTTAGGTGCTGTAATTGTTGATTTGGGTAATAACTTTGCAACAACTGAATCAGAAATTACAGAAATGGGATTGCGCCTTGCAGGGGCTGGCCACCAGGTTGGAATGAGCGAGGCTCAAATTATGAGCTTTGCGGCAGCTTTGAGCTCCGTAGGTATTGAAGCTGAGGCAGGCGGTTCCGCATTTTCAAAAGTTATGGTTGAAATGCAATTAGCTGTCGAGAATGGAGCTAATGCGTTTTCCGGTTTAGAAAGCTTAAGCCAACAGACTGGAGTATCTATGGAACAGGTTTCTAACGCTGTTAGAAACGGTGGGAAAGAGCTAAAAAATACTGCTGGAGCAATGGGATTGACTAGCAAAGAGTTAAAAACAATGCATAAAGAAGCTACCGATGCATCAGGTAAATTAAATGATTTTGCCGAAGTCGCAGGAATGTCTGCTGAACAATTTTCTAAAGCTTTCAAGGAGGATGCTTCAGGAGCCATTATCAAATTTATTGAAGGGTTAGGAAAAGCAGAAGAAAATGGGCAATCAGCAATTGCTGTTTTAGATGATATGGGAATAACAGAAGTACGCCTTCGTGATAGTTTACTTCGCGCAGCTGGTGCAAGTGATGTATTTAAAAGTGCTATCGACCGAGGGAATAATGCGTGGGGAGAAAACACAGCATTAACAGAAGAAGCTTCAAAACGTTATGAAACTTTCGAATCCAAGGTGAAAATTTTAAAAAATAAAGTAAATGATTTAGCAATCGAGTTCGGTGGTCCATTTATGGATGCACTAACGGATGCATTAGATGCTTTACAACCAGTTCTAAATGTCTTAAGTGATTTGGCTAAATCATTTTCAAATGCAAGCCCTGAAATGAAAAGATTCATTATGTCGATTATCACAATAGTGGCTGTTTTGGGTCCAGTATTGATTATTATTGGAAAGATAGCGACGGCGATAGGAGCTATAGTTGGATTATTTGCTGAAGGAGGGGCTTTGGCAGGCGTAGCAACATGGATAGGAAGTACTCTATTGCCAGCTCTAGGAACCATAGTGAGTGCGGTTGTAGGATGGCCATTAGTCATTGGAGCAGCAATCGCTGCTGTCGCATTTCTTATTTATAAATATTGGGATGAAATAAAAGAATTTTTTGCAGGTCTTGGACAATGGTTTCATAAATTCTGGGATGGACTGTCTCAATACTTTTCAGAAACATGGGAAAACATTTCAAAGTCTTCATCAGAAGTATGGGAGAAAATGACATCCTCAATACAATCTACATGGAATAGAATCAAGATGTGGTTCTCTGATACATGGGACAACATTTCAAAAGGTGCACAAGAAGGCTGGAAGAATATCACTGAAGGGATTAGTAATATTTGGCAATCTTTCACAAAAAAAATAGCAGATACTCTTACAAACATAGGAAAATGGTTTTCTGAAAAGTGGCAATCTATTAAAGAAGGCGCGGTGAACGGCTGGAATAACTTAGTTGAAGCAGTGAGCCCCATTGTTGAGTTCTTAGGTAGAGTAATTATGGTTCCTATCTCTTTAGTACAGGCAACCTTAGAATTTATATGGGGTTGGATTAAAGTTGGAGCTATTTTAGCATGGGAAGGGATCAAAAAAGCAGCAGAAGTTTCATGGAATTTCATTAAAGATAAGATAATTTCTCCAATTCAGGAAGCGTATGATTGGTTAGTTGGAAAATTCACAGAACTTGGCTTATGGCTAAGCAATAAATGGACAGAGTTTACTACACTAGCAACTACTTTTTGGGAAAGTATAAAACAAGCGATTCTCACACCGATAGGAGCTGCCTACGATTGGGTTATGATGAAGTTTTCCGAGCTAGGATTATGGTTAGGAGAGAAGTGGAATGAAATACTACAAATTGCAAGTAACCTTTGGCAAGGGGTAAAAGACAATATATTTCAACCAATGTCTGATGCAAAGGATGGGGTAGTTAATAAGGCAAGTGAAATATGGTCTGGACTGACTGATTGGTTTGGAAGGACAAAAGATACTGCAGGAGAAAAATGGCAAGGAATTAAAGAGACAATGTCTGATAAATTTACTTCTGCTAAAAACGGAATCACTGAAACAGCTTCAAATATATGGTCTTCTGTTTCAGACACATTTGGGCGAGTAGTGTCAACGGTTGCTGAAAAATTTGAAGCGGTCAAAGAATTTATTATGGGTCCAATACGAACAGCTAAAGATTTTGTTGGCCAAATGGTCGATGAAATTTTAGGGTTTTTTAGTCGGATAAAACTACCACACTTTTCAGTAAACTTCGAAGATAAAAAAATTTTTGGAAAAAGTGTATCTGTACCAAAATTTAATATTGATTGGCGTGCCAAAGGTGGAATTTTTAATACACCAACAATATTTGGAGAACATGGTGGGAGACTACAAGGTATAGGTGAAGCAGGAAGAGAAGCAGCGCTTCCTTTGAACAAAAATACACTAGGAATGATTGGGCAAGAAATTATGCAGTCTTTAAGTCATAAAGATATTACAGCGCCCTTGTTAGAAGGTTTAGTCGAAGCAGCACGAGTAAAGATGTCACAGTCGAATCAAGTAAATAGTTCTCAACGGCAAATGACTGAAATGATGAATCAATTTATGGAATTGTTGGCCTCGAATACGGGATCAGGAGAAGTTCATCAAACAGTTAATGTGGGATCTTTAAATACGAACAGCATGTCTGAATATGATCATTTTAATAGAAAAATGAAAACTGCTGCAGAATTAGCAAATGCAGGACTGAGAGGTGTATTCTGATGGCGGAAAATTATTGGCACAGCTGTTCATGCCCGTGGTTTGTTTTCAGAAATATTCATTCTTATAAAGATATGGATTGCTTTATAAATGAAGAACTTTCAGAAATAACAGCCCCAAAGGTAATTGACTCGATTAAAGTTTTAGGAAAAAGTGGGAAATTGCATAGAAGTTTCGGAGACTACGATTCATTTGATTATCCAATAGAGATGCAATTAGTTGAATTTGACCGTTTAGAAGATGTAAAACGATGGTTAAGCGGTAGCGGTAAATTAATTCTACACACAGATCCTGATAAGTATAGGGAAGCCATTGTAACTTTTAATGGCCAGCCTAGACCGTACACAAATGAAATGGGCGCTTTTTGGCGATTTACAGTTAATTTTGAATGTCAACCGTTTAAACGTACATTAAGAGAATACTTTGTTTCATTGCAAAATGGAGTAAATATTATTGAAGACCCTGGGACAGAAATTGCCAGACCTTTATTTGAAGTAGAATCAAATGGAAATGAACTTAAAATAGAAACAAACGGAGCGCTCTTCACAGTGAAGAATCCAAAAAAAGATGGAGTAATCACGATAGATAGTGAAAAAAGATTGGCTATACAAAACAGAAGCTTTTTGAAAACTTATGGAGAATTACCAACTCTTAATCCAGGAAAGAATATTTTGAAAATACAAGGAGTAAAAACAATTCGTATGATGAATAGGAGTGTATGGATATGAGCGAAAAAATAAATGACATCAAACTATATGACAAAGATGAAATTGATTTTGATCATAACGGATTGTTTTTACCTGATTTTGAAGATGAACCTATTATAAACAGAGTTATAAATGGCAGATTCGTTTTAACCGGGGTTTATAGCTTGAGTGGGCAACATTCAGAAAAATTGGCTGTAGGTTCAATCCTTAAAGCTTACACTCCAAACAAAACATGGCAACTATTCAGAATAAATAAAATAAACGAAAAAACCTTAACCACAATTAGTTTCACAGCAAATCATATTTCGTTTGATACCAATCGTAATTTTATTGAATATATGTTTGCTGATCGATTAGGCGCTGATGAAATTATGAATAAAATTCAAAACTCATTAGCATTTAAGCAACCATTTCATTATTTTGCCGATTTCGAAGAGGTACATCAATTCACTATTAAAGAAAACTACCCAATGGATGCGCTAATAGGTAGCAATAACCAAGCACAGAACTTAGTTGGGGTAGCAAATGCAGAATTAGATGTTGATAATTTTGAAATCAAATTAACAAAACGATTAGGGCAAGACAGAGGTTTTGTAATAGACTTTGGATTAAATTTAGATAGCATTGTTGAAACTACTTCTGGAGAGCAATGTCCTAATAGTTTATATCTAATAGGTGCTGTACCTGATGGAGACTATGATTCAGAAAAAAATCCAATTATTTTAAAGTATGTTCAGCCAAAAGGATTTGTTGTAACTGATAGTAATCGAGTTATTGGGAAGTATACAAATTCTGAATGTAAATCTAAAGAGGAATTGAAAAAATGGGCGGAAAATGAACTGTTCGGTAAAAAGAAAATTCATTTACCGAAAGTAAGTCATCAAGTATCAATTATAGATTTAGCTTCTACTGACGAATATGCTGAATACAAAGATCTCTTTGAACTGCAACTAGGAGATTCAGTGCATGGAAAACTTCAAAAACAAGATATTACGTTTGAAGAGCGAATGATTGAATATAACTGGTACCCAAGAATTGGCGCTTATAAAGATATGGTTCTTGGAAATGATTTAGGTTTTTACACTAACACCGTTCAGCAAGCAGTTGAAGCAACATTAAAAAAAGTTGAGGAAGTACAAGAAACTGCCTATGAAAATTTACTGAACGCTTCAAAGGTGATTACAGGTAATGATGGAGGATATGTTGTCCATTGGCCTAAAAATAGACCTTCAGACATTCTTATTATGGATACTCCAGATATTAAGACTGCAAAAAGGGTGTTAAGAATGAATAAGTCAGGTATTGGTTTTAGCAAAAATGGATGGAATCCTCAAAAATTTGAGACCGCTTGGACAATAGATGGAGTATTTAATGCAAACTTTATAGGGGCTGGGAAAATTAGAGCAGACATTTTTGAAACATCATTCAATGCTTATGGAGATATTTTGAGGCTTGCAAGCGGCGCTTTACAAGCATGGAACGGTAAAACTAAAATAATGGAATTAACAAAAAAAGGTACGGAATTTTGGAATGGTTCTAGTCATATTGGGACAATTGGTACAAAAGGAAATCCTTTTCCAGGTCTAGTAGATAAAAACGGAAATCCTGTGATTTCCGATGGCAACTCACTGCTATTAGTCGCCGATAATCCTCAGAAAATTATTGGGTTATCCAATCAAAAAGGGGCAGGCCATATAATCACGGGTCTTACTCAGTTATTTGTTGGGAATAACTTTAACTTCTTTGGTCCAGAAGGAAGTAAAGCAACTATTACAGTTGATAGATTGATTGTTGGCGGCAAAGAAGTAATACCTGGTGATGGATCAGGCGGCAATGATGGTGATGTACCACCAGAGCTAACAACCGAAAAAGAGAAAAATGCTTGGGCGGTTTGGCAGTTCTTAAAATCAAAAGGATACAGCGAACAAGCAACCGCTGGGATTTTAGGGAACATGGACCAAGAATCTGGAATTATGCCAGACATTGACGAAGGCGGCGGAGGTCCTGGCTACGGGTTAGTTCAATGGACATCGCCAATTGCTGGTGAAAGTGGCCGTGCTTATGTACAACGATTATTGGCTCAAGCTGGTATCAGTGGTGACTATCGAAACATTACTACGCAGTTGAAGTTGCTTGATTGGCATATGCATAATGGCCAATACATTCCATCGGCAGCTTATCCATATTCCGTTGCAGAGTTCAAAGCATTAACAGATATTGGCACAGCTACGATGGCATTTGAAGCAAACTTTGAACGGCCAGCGGTCACACATCCTGAACGTATTCCGTTAGCTCAATATTGGTACAATTTGCTGAAAGACTTAAAACCTAGTAAGCCAACTTGGATGAATCCTGTTCGTTCAAGTTATACGATTACACAAGAATGGGATGAACCTGACTATGCTAGTGGAGGGGCAGCTGGAATACATGGAGGAATAGATATTGCGTCAATGCCAGCAGGTTCGATGCCGCCAGTGTACGTCGCAAGAAACGGTACTGTAATCACAGCTACTTATGATGGTACTGGAGGAAACTATGTAGTTATCCAACATGATGATGGTTACTACACGTATTATGGACACTTGGATTCTGTAGATTTAGCTGTTGGTGATAAAGTTACAACAACAAATAAAGTTGGAATTATGGGAGCTACAGGGACTGCTACAGGAGTTCACCTTCACTTTGAAGTGTGGAAAGGAGGACAATGGCAACGAATCAATCCGCGTGACGTTATTAATTTTTAGAAAGGAGCACACAAATGGTTAAATGGCAAGCGACACTAAGCACCACGGAGCCATACAATTACATTGGTATTCAAAATGTACGGCAAGGGAACCGAAATACCGAAGTTTTAGAAGCTATATTAGTTGAAAATGCTTTGCCACTTGATTTAACAGGTTGCGAAGTATTTTTTGAATCAGTTATTGATAAAAAGTATCCGATTCAACGAGCAGCAAAAATTGTGAATGCCAAAAAAGGGGTTATCCAGTATACCTTTGATGAATATTCTATGCAGTCATTGCACAGACAGGAAGCATATTTCAGTATTCATAAAGGCGACAATCTAATTGGATCAACGCAGAACTTTTCTTACTTTGTTGTCAATGCCGCTTCTAAAACAGAAGGTGAAATGGGTTCTTATTGGCAATCAATAGAAGATTTAATTGCAGACATGACCGCTTTTATCAATGAAAATAAAGGCGATTTTACAGCTTGGATGAACGCTAGAAAAGAAGAGTTTGAAAAGTGGCGCAAAAATCAACAAGATACATTTGAAGCTTGGCGAAACGGTCAAGAATCAGATTATCTAATTTGGTTTGAATCAATTAAGGATATTTTAAAAACTGTTGATCCAGGCGGAACAATGCTAGCTGAATTAATGGATGCACGTGTAGACATACAAGGAGTGCGCCACAATTCACTTTCAGAGCGTTTACTGGCTGATATGGATTATTTGTATCATCGGTTAGATGAACGGCTATACACCATCAAATACGGCAATGTAAACACGTTAGAAATTTTAGAGGATGATTCATTTTCTAAGAATCATGAAGTTGAACTGGTGGGTACAGTCAATTTCCCAATAGAAGAAGGGGCGTTAATCATAGCGACAGTTGATGATCCAAAACAAAATGTTTTTACGATTGAAGGTGTAAATAATGGTTGATGCTAAGAGAATGATGGAAACTGATGAAAATGGTATTAAACGTCAGTTTTTTCCTATGACACACGTATCGGCAATCCTTGGATTAACAGAGATAATGGCTGGTAATTCAAAAGTATCTTCAGTAAATGGACATACAGGCGCAGTAATTATTACGCGTGCAGACTTAGATTTACCTATCGATGGGATTATGATTTCGAAACAGGAGTATGACAAAATGTTAAAAATCATAGCTGATTATGAAGCTGGAAAACTAGGTGGTTCTGGTGTTGAGTTTGAAAAAGTAAAAGGAGATGAAGAAATAAATGGCTGAATTATATGTAATAAAAAAGGATGGCGTAGCCATTGATGTACAAACTAGTACAGAAGGTGTTGCGGGTCTAAATGAATTTATTGATGGAAAAATCAGTGGTGCTGGAGCGGGCACTGTTTCGTCTGTAAATGGTCACACAGGTGAAGTTACATTAAGTGCTACTGACGTAAGAGCGTTGCCTGACACAACTATCATTCCAACACTTCCTGGCAATGCCACTGCTGAAAAAGACGGTTTAATGTCTAAAACGGATAAAGCAAAATTGGATGCATTACCATTTTTTACATTTGAAAAGGTAGGTGAAGCGTAATGGCAGATATCGTTCAGTTAAAAGAAAATGGTGTTAATAAGTACATGAAAACACACGCAGATGCCATTGATGGTATTGAAGGCAAATTAGTAAAGGCTGTTGGAAATGAAACTATTCTAGGTACTAAAAATTTTCAAGATGGAATTCAAGTAAAAGGAAAAGAGCCAGTCCTTACAAATGCTAAAGCAGATTATGCAATGGTAGATAAGGATAACAACGCTTCTGTGATGTCAGGTGGTTCTCTAAAATTATACCGACGGGGAGATCTGGTATATCTCACAGGATCATTCCAATTATCTGCTTTAAAAGATAACCAGGCGGTGTGGTTCAACATTCCAACATGGGCATATCCGATTGAAGCGGTTCGAATGTATGGCAAAACCAGCGATGACAAAATGTGCTTGTTATACATGAACACAGCAGATAACTCAAATATTGTATGTAAAGATAGTGTCGCAAAAGGAGCATGGATTACTATTTCAAGTTGTTGGATGGCTAAAAATCCATATTAAAGGAGGAAAATAAAATGAAAGTAGTATACAAAGTATTGTACCCAATGGGTTTTGAAAAAAACGAAGTAGAGGATAATTTTCCAACATCTTTACCTTTTGTTGAGATTAAACCGCTTGAAGCTTTGGACAATGAACAATCACAATTCTTTAATTTTTCAGAACAAAAATGGGAAGAAGCAGTCACACAAGATTATTCGAAGAAATTAAATCTGTTAGAAAACCTTTCAGCAGTATTAGAAGCGGATAACGCTGTTTTAAAACAAGCAAATGAAAAACTAGCTGCTAAAGCAGAATCATTAGCTCAAATCAATTCAAAGACCATGCTTACTTCGCTTCAAAATACTAAAGAAATTGATGCGATTAAAGAACAAATCGGAGGTGCAAAATAATGTATTCATACGATGACATTAAGTTAATGTTTGACTGGGGGCTGTTTACTCCTGAACAGGTCGCAGAATTTGTACCTAGTTGTATTACAGAAGAGGAATTTACTAAAATGACAGGTGAACCGTTTAGCGAAGGCTAAGCGGTTTTATTGTAAGTAGAAAGTAGGTGCAGGATGAACTTAACACTAGAACAATGGTTAGCGGTGATTACATTTTTAGGCGGAATTATCTTCGCATTAATGAAATTCTATCATGTCTTCTCTCAATTAGAAGATAGCATGAAAGAACTAAAACAAGCTGTTGACCGATTAAATAACCATGAGGTGCGCATTAGTCGATTGGAAGAACAAAATAAAACCCTCTTTCGAGGAATTGGAGGAAATAAAAATGATTGATTGGAAGTCAAGAATAAAAAATAAACAATTCTGGTTGTCTCTTATTCCTGCAGTTTTGTTACTTATTCAAGTAGTTGCAGTTCCTTTTGGGTATAAATTTCAAATTGATGTGATTAATCAGCAATTGCTAGATGTTATCAATGCAGTGTTTGTTGTATTAACTATTTTAGGAATTGTGACAGACCATACAACACCTGGATTATCAGATAGAAAAGGAGACAAATAGATGAAAAAGAAACTATTAGTAACATTATTGGTAGGCCTGTTTTTTTTAGCGCCAGTTAGTACATTTGCTGCAAAAGGAGACCAAGGCGTTGACTGGGCGATTTACCAAGGTGAACAAGGCCGTTTTGGCTATGCACATGATAAATTTACTATCGCTCAAATTGGTGGTTACAATGCTAGTGGAATTTATGAGCAGTATACGTATAAAACGCAAGTAGCAAGTGCCATTGCTCAAGGAAAACGAGCGCACAGTTATATATGGTACGATACGTTCGGTAGCATGGATATTGCTAAAACAACAATGGATTACTTCTTGCCACGCATCCAAACGCCTAAAAATTCCATTGTTGCATTAGATTTTGAACATGGGGCTAGTCCTGATGTAAACGCAAATACAGAAACGATTTTGTATGGTATGCGCCGTATCAAACAAGCAGGGTATACGCCAATGTATTATTCATACAAGCCTTTTACGTTGCAATACGTGGACTATCAACGAATTATTAAAGAGTTCCCTAATTCCTTATGGATTGCTGCATATCCTAGCTATGATGTAACACCAAGTCCGTTATATAACTATTTCCCTAGTATGGATGGTATCGCAATTTGGCAATTTACCTCAACTTATATTGCAGGCGGTTTAGATGGTAACGTAGACCTAACAGGAATTACGGATAACGGATATACGGCTACTGACAAACCAGAAACGGACACACCAGCAACAGAAGCCGGTGAAGAAACTGAAAAAACACCAAATTCAGATGTTAAAGTTGGCGATATGGTCAAAGTGAAATTTAACGTAGATGCATGGGCAACTGGCGAAGCTATTCCAGATTGGGTAAAAGGCAACAGCTACAAAGTGCAAGAAGTAACTGGAAGCAGAGTATTGCTTGGAGGTATCTTGTCATGGATAAGCAAAGGTGATATTGAATTATTGCCAGATGCGGCAACTGTTCCTGATAAACAACCAGAAGCAACACACGTAGTCCAATATGGTGAAACATTATCAAGTATTGCTTACCAACATGGCACAGACTATCAAACATTGTCTGCATTAAATGGATTGGCTAATCCAAACCTTATTTATCCTGGCCAAGTTTTGAAAGTCAATGGATCAGCAACAAATAATGTTTATACTGTCAAGTTTGGTGATAATTTATCAAGTATTGCCACTAAACTCGGTACCACATACCAAGCTTTAGCCCAACGGAACGGACTATTTAATCCAAACTTAATTTATCCAGGTCAAACATTGAACTATTAAAAAAGTTCTTGCCTAAAAGGAAAAGCAGCAGTACAATGAACTTGTCTAAGACATAATTTTTCATAAACCGCCCTCTACCAGGCTAGGGCGGTTTTGTTTTACATAAAATATATGTTTTGGTATAGTCAAATCCATTTAAGTTTATCATTAAACTTAAATTCCAAACATTGCCGCTCACAATCCTGATGACAGGTTGTGGGTGATTTTGTTTTCAGGACCATTAGCTCAGTTGGTTAGAGCAAACGGCTCATAACCGTTCGGTCGATGGTTCGAATCCGTCATGGTCCATAAGAACATGATTGATAATTTTTCAATCACTAACAAGAAATAATTGCTTTAATACATTATTCTAATACAGGTATGCTTTTATAGCCTACATAATTAGATGCCACATTATAAAAAGCTCTTTCAGTATTATCAAAGTTGAGTAAGTTTAATTTTTTAGTTAAAATTTTATCTCGAAATTCATC